CAAGAGCCACATCGTGGCCGCTCTATGCAAGGATGCATTGCAAAACTGGCCAGAAACTCGGGTTCTGATGCTCACCCATGTCAAGGAGTTGATCGAGCAGAACGCCGAGAAGATGCGTTTGCACTGGCCTGCCGCACCGATGGGCATCTACAGCGCTGGCATCGGCAAGCGAGACATTGGCGAGCCGATCACGTTTGCTGGCATTCAGTCCGTGCGAACCAAGGCCGAGCTGCTGGGCCACCTAGATCTGGTGATCATTGACGAGTGCCACCTTGTCAATCACAAGGAGGAGGGGGGCTATCGTAAGCTCCTAGCCGACCTAAAGGCAATCAATCCGGCGCTGCGCGTTGTGGGGCTTACCGCCACGCCGTATCGCCTGGGGCATGGCCTGATAACTGACAAGCCCGCGCTCTTTGATGCGCTGCTGGAGCCGGTGAGTATCGAAGAGCTGGTGTTCAAGGGCTACCTGTCTACGCTGCGCTCTAAGGTCACCAAGGCCAAGCTCGATACCTCTAGAGTTCACACAAGAGGTGGCGAGTTCATTGAGAGCGAACTGCAAGCCGCCGTGGACACGGACGACAACAACCAGCGCGTGGTGCAGGAGGTGATTGCGTTAGCTGGAGATCGCAAGGCTTGGCTGATGTTCTGTACTGGTGTGCAGCACGCCGAGCACGTTGCCGAAGTCCTGCGCCAGCATGGAGTAGCCGCTCAGTGCGTCACTGGAGAGACGCCAAAGGCCGAGCGCAAGCGCATGCTTGATGACTTCAAGGCTGGCAAGTTGCGTGCGCTAACGAACGCTAACGTGCTGACAACGGGCTTTGATTACCCCGATATTGACCTGATCGCCATGCTGCGCCCGACCATGAGCGCAAGCCTGTACGTCCAGATGGCGGGCCGTGGGATGCGCGTCAAGAGCCACACCGATCACTGTTTGGTGCTTGACTTTGCTGGCGTGGTCGAGATGCACGGGCCGATCGTAGCCGTCCAGCCCCCGAAGAAGGGCGGTGACGGGGATGGCGAAGCCCCTGTCAAGGTCTGCGACAACTGCGACGAGCTGGTGCATATCTCGGCCAAGGAGTGCCCTGCCTGCGGCCATCCCTTCCCCGAGCCAGAAGAGAAAAAGCTCAAGCTCCGCAACGACGACATCATGGGGATGGAGGGAAAAGACTTTGAGGTGACGGGATGGAGCTGGCGCAGGCACATCAGCAAGGCCAGCGGCAACTTGATGCTCGCTTGCACCTACTACGGTAGCCTGTCCGATAAGCCGATCACGGAGTATTTCCCCGTGCTAAACGATGGATACGCTGGGCAGATGGCGCTGCAAAAGCTGATGGCCATTGCCGAGAAAAGTGGGGCTGATTTGACTGAGATTCGTATCCTAAAAGATACGGAGGCGCTCGATTACATCGTCATCCAGATGGGGAAGTCGAAACATCCGAACGCAATCGAGTACCGGATGGACGGTAAATTTTTCAAAGTTGTTAGGAGGACATGGGATGAGACACGCGGAGCCTGAGGTTGTGACGATGTACAAGGACTGGATCAAAGCCGGCCCGCCTAGGTGCTGCCACACCTGCGAGCACTACGGCACGGACGGCCTGTGCATTGAGTTCTGGATGCAGCCCCCATTGGAGTTCGCCGCCTCCGTGGGAGAGTGTGACAAATGGCAGCAGGAGGTTTCGTTTTGACTGATGCCGTACCGAGCGAACATTTTGAGCAGCGCGAGCTGGTGAAGTGGTTCCGCCAGACCTTCAAGGGCGTGAGGATCTTTGCAATCCCCAATGGAGGCGTCAGAAGCCTCTCTACGGCCGCGAAACTCAAGGCCGAAGGGGTGAGTAGCGGGGTGCCCGATCTGTGCGTTCCAGCCTGGCGGCTGTGGATTGAGATGAAGCGGGTCAAGGGCGGGTCACTGAGCGCCGAGCAAAAGGATTGGATCGCCTACCTAGAAGGTGTGAAATACTGGTGTATAGTGGGCAAAGGTGCTGAGGACGCCAAGACAAAGATCCTCGCTTTCAAGGAACAACATGACAAAAGATCGCTATATGACGGTGCGCCTCCCTGCGGAGGTGGAAGCCCAGATTCGACAGCAGGCATTGGCCAGCACTAGGACGCTGGCAGCTCAGATCCTGCACTACATCAAGCAGGGGCTGTTGCAAGAAAAAAACAAAAAGTGATATTAGGGTTTGTCCCTACTCGTAATTGTGTGAGATTGTGTGGAAAATACAGCCATCAACAACGCAACAGGAGAAAATTATGCAAAGCAGCATCTACACAAACCAAGGATCGTTAGTAGTCGATCAAGTCATTTGGTCTGGTGTCATTCGCATCATCAAGCAAAGCGATGGCACTTGCGAGCGGTTTTATCGCATACACGGTCAACCTAAATTTCGCAAAACTGGTTGGGGCGCTCGTGCCGCCAAAGAATTTGAAGCTTTGATTCGCAAAGTACGAGACGAAATTTACGGGGCATGACCAGCCCCTTCATTTAACAACCCCGGCCCCTCGGGGCCTTCACCTGGAGACAACAATGCAAACCACCAAACGCTACGCCCGCACCCTTGAAGAAGCCTTTGGCCCCGGCCACCGAGGCGGCATCTATGAAAAACCCAGCGAGTTCGGTCTGGCCGACAAAGTCATCACCGGCCTGTGCGGCGTGATTCTCTTTGGCCTTCTGATCGCAATCTGTGGGGGGTGGCTGTAATGCACGACAAACTCAACACCGAGATCGACAAGATCGTCGCGGAGATGGCACCTCCGAAAAACTCTATCGGAATGCTGTCTACCGATGACGTTGCGCGTCTAGTTCGCAAGGCAGCGACGCAAGGCGCAATGGCTGGCTGGGTGGCTGGCGAGCGCACTGCTCGCTCCTACTGGACTGGTGAAATGGATAAATTGCGCGAGCGCATGAAGGAATCAAATGACCGGCCCGTACTTTGAGTCGTGGTCACACGACAGCTTGGTAAAGTTCGCCAAGGACGCCTACGCCAAGCTCCAGCGGCAAGATGAGGAGTTGCAACGGTTGCGAAACCAGTGGCCGTTTCCTAAATCTTCCTCTGATTGGGACAACGTGAGCCAGAAGCAGGGGGCTTGGGAATGACTGACGCACTTTTGTGGTTTCTCATCGGATGGAACTTAGTTTGCTTTGGGTTCCTTGGTTGGGCTTGGTTAACAAAGGCCAACATGGATAAAATATTTGCCTTTGTCCTCACAGTGCTAGGCACCGTCTGCGTCATCTGGCTAGTCAGGAACGGCCTGATCGGGCTGCTCAACGTATGCAAATAGTCCTGGTAGCGCTCACAATTGGCGTCCTGATGCTGGTGTTGATCCCAGTCGTGCTGTACTTCTCGCAGAATGATCTGGCCGTCAACCTCAAATTCTGGGGTATCGTGATGCTTTTGATCAGCTTGGCAGTGATTTATGGGGCCTAAACAGAAACTTGCACGCGAAGTTTTACGCGCTAGCGACGGTTTGACCGTTGAACAGGTAGCGCAAGCCGCCAACATTGGCCTTTCACGCGCCTACCGAATCATCAATGCGATGCCTGACGCTTACATCGACCGCTGGATCAAGCGCGGCAACATCACTACTGCCGTCTGGTGCGTCGTCATCCCACCACCTAACTGCCCTCGACCCGAGAGCCGGAGAAGTAAGAAATGAAAAAACGAACCTGCAAATGCCCGCCCAATAGCCCCTTCCACTGGATGGACGATCCGCGCCCGTCGATCTTCTCCCAGGAAAACGGTGCGCTACTATCCATGCGCCAGACTGAGGTCGTCGAGAACGCCCGCAAAGAAGGCCGCGACATCGGCCACATCCCTGGCGTCAGCACCAAGGTGCGAGTCTTCCACTACTACTCCCGCGCATGATCGACTATTCCTACCCCTGCATGATGGCTGAGACGGCCCTCAAAAACCTTCACAACGCCGCCATCGAAGGCCGGCTAGACGACGCTAAGGAGTTCGCCTTGGTGGCAATGGCGGAAGTTCGGCTGGTATATCAATCCCTTGAGTACATGAAGCGGATCAACGGGCCATCAGATACAGTCCCACATTAGAGAAGGCGTAGCCCGCATAGACCACGGTCATGTGCGGGTTACCCTTGAAGAACTGCTCGACCGCGACGTAGGCATACGCCAGCCCCGTGGCGATGATCAGCCACGAACTCACAGCTTGCTCACGTCCACGACTTGGCCTCGGAACTGGATCAGATTCTGGGCCATTGCGTGCACGAGTTCTGGCCACAAAAGCCGGCCATTATGGAATGTAAGCACGGCAAATCCGGAACGCCAGTTCGTTGGATTGTCCTCAAGGTAGTCCACGAACTGCGGGCCGCTGGTGTCCGCCAGCGTTCCTGTGTCAACGCCAAAGCGCTCGCCGTTGTAGTCGGAGAACGGCGTCACCTTGAGCGAATGCAGATGCCCGGTAACAATCGTCTTGCCTGCGTTGACGGCGTTGTTGTGAGTAGCGTGAATGCCGCCCTTCATGCGGTGCTTGACGACGACCTCTTCAGTCGGCCAGCAGCTCCAGCACGGGATCCAGGCCGGGAAATGATCCTTGAGTTTAAAGCCGCCAACGGCCATGAATTCGGGGACAGTATTGGCTAGGCGGTTTTCAAAGCGCGCGTCATGGTTGCCCAGCGCCCAAACCAGCTTCGCCTTCTTGGCCAAGTCCTCGATCTCGCCCAGATACATCTCGCAGGCTTTGAGTTCCTGCACGACGCTGGGTTTGCTGTCCCAGCCAATGCGCGGGTGACGGCTAATGCTGGCGCCATCGAAGGCGTCGCCGTTATTGATGATCGCTTTGGGCTGGAGTTCTTTGATGGCCCATAGCAGGCCCTTAAACGCGGTTGAGCGGATTCCAGGCCAAAAGTGCGCGTCCGAGAACACGATGACCGTACCATTTTCGATACCCAGGTAGTGGCGCGCTGCGTGCTCATGCGCCGTCTGGCGATGCATCCAGTAGGCGGTTCTATGATCTTTGGCCTCTAACTTGATAGCGTATTTAGCCTCAATACGGCGACGACGAGCGTGGGTTGCACGTTCTTGTATATCCAGTTTATGAGAGACCGCCGCCGCTGATTTCAGCGTTTTCCACAGCTCGATAAACTCTTCATCGCTAACTGCTTTAGTTGGCATGCGTAGCTCCTAGTACGCGCTCAAGCACATTGATTACGCGGTGCTCGGCGCTGTCGAGCTGCTCCGGCGTTGCCTTTGGGTCTTGCGCCGCCTGGATCAACTCGTACAAAAAAACGTGCAGTGTCTCATGCAGCGCCGTGTGCGACAGCGATGATTTGGTAATGGCCTCTGCGCCGAAATCACCTAATCGGTAAATGGCCAGACGGGCTGGGCTATCGCACTCGACCGACGCCATCGCACCTCGAGCGGGTTTGATACCGCGCTCTATGCGCCAATCCTGGAGATTAAGAACACGCTGCCAGTGCTGTATAAACCCGTCAAAGTCCTTGGCCTGTTGCTCGTTGGGTTTATTTGGCATATCACACCATTTTGAGCGCTGCTTCTTTCACTTCAGTG